CAAATTCGGGCATTGTCGGCTAGGTCATACAGGTCAGCCAGTAAGTAATCAACCTCGGCAATATCGTCAGCACAGGACAGATTGTCTGCAATATCTTCAAGAGCAATCGTGATATCGTTGCGATCAGTCCAAGACTGGTTAGTTTCAATAAATTCAACAATACGACCTGATGCGTGTTTACCAAAGGACTCAGCATCCTCATCCTCTTGGAATTTCTCCATTTCTTCAGTCAGGTCAAGGGTTTGTTTCCAGTTAGCCATTTGTATCTCCTTAAATTGCGTAATGTTTCTGTTGGACGGCAACTTCATAGCCTAGATTCTTGATTGTCTTCAGAGCATCGAGAGTCAAGGTCTTATTACCAGTGAGTCGGGCAAGCAGGATAGCCTGATTGCATAAGGGATAGAAGGTATCTTTCCCGTAGATATTCTTAACTTCAACTTCAATAACCATGGTCTTTTCTCCTAGCAGGTGATTAGTTTGTAAGTCATCAGGTAACTGACAATTTCATTGTCAATCACAGAATACTTGACTGTCAAGCATTTTTTTAAAATATTTTTATCCCTTATAGAATAAGGCTCTCAGGGTGATATCGAGGTGGTCAGAGAGCATTACTTGTGCATCGAGGCTCACGAAAATGTAAAGCAGGGTATTGTGGAACGCATAAAACGGGGAAATCGGAGCTAAAAGCGGGGTAAATAGCGAAGCGGAACAGCCCAGTATTGAAAGCACTAGAGAGAGATAAGACACTAAGAAAGGTAAGAGCAGAGAGTATTGGCACAATCGCCCTAATGGGCATAGAATAGACGGGTATGCCAATTATCAAGAGATACCTATGAAAAGACTCACAAGGAAGGATATCGAAGCAGGACTGGAAGCAATGCCGATGGATGCCATTCTATTGGGTGCGGTCAATGCCAAGACGAGCAGACTAACCAGTAAACAACGGGCTTTTGCCAAGGAAGTCGCAATGGGTAATACGAAGACGGGAGCATATCGGAAGGCATATAAGACTAAGGGCAAGGCATCAACCCAGTCAGCCGAAGCACAGAAACTCTCGAAGAACCCAGCGATAGCCACTCAGATAGAAGCGTTTAGGGTGGCATTGGAAGCGAATCAGTTTATTACGCCAGCCAGTTTAAGGGCATTGGCAATCCATAAGATCACAGAAAAGGCACTCGATCCTAAAGTCCCACCAGCCCAGCAACTCAAGGCACTAGAACTATTAGGGAAGATAACCGAGGTGGCATTGTTCACAGAGCGCAGGGAAATAGTGCAGATCACGAACTCACAGGAAATGAGGGATAAACTAATGAACTCTATTAGACTGGCAATATCTAGTCGGGGTGCAGAGGATGTAGAAATGGATGATGTGGACAGTTTGCTGGCAGAAATCACAGGCAACACTAATAGGATGGATGATGTTACTGGCAATGAATCAATAGACGATGATGATGCGAGTGACGAGGAACAAATCGCAGAGGTGGTGGCATCGACGAACTGCAATTCTAGCGACCCACTACACCACGACCCCCAAAATTCGGCAGCGACCTCGGAGCCAGACTTGCATAGTATTCCACACATCCGAACACCTCCAAATCTCACTGTAAACCAGTTTACAGTGACAACTCCTTTAAAATCAGACACTTGCGTGTCAACTAGTATAAACCCTGATGCTTTGAATGATGATTCAAAGGGGGGTGGGGGTACAAAAAATGGAGAGTAAGCGCAACATGTTTCATGTGAAATACCCCCCGTCAACGTTCTATACACAAACAGGGTGGGGGGTATATTTTGATAAATAGTCACTCCCCTGAGATGGAAGCATTGCGGCAATGGAAATATAAGTTGAAGGACTGGGATAAACAAAAGTTTGAAGTAAAGGTAAAAGAGATTGAAAACAAAGAAAAACCAGATTGGATGAAACATGTTAAAAAATGAGTATCCAGATTTGCTAACCTTAGACGGCTTTGATGAGGCCATCATCGGCGTTGTCGAGCGTATCGGTATACAGGCTATTTGTTATGACACAGTTAAAGTCATTGAGATTCTTAAGCGGGACATGGACGAAGACATGGCATGGCTGTGGTTTGATATGAATATAGCCAAGGCTTGGGTTGGAGAGTCTTCGCCTTTCTTTTTACACAGGGGGTCGTAATGGATGAACTAAAACTGGTTCGGGCAAAGGCTGCAGCCATGGGTTCTATTGGCGTGTTAATACAACATGACCGTGAGGCGTTACTTGAAATACTAGACTTGATAAAAGACCATTTATTACAAGAAAAGATTATGGCAACACGAGCGCTATACCAAGCTAATCTGGCAATACAAAAAGCTAAACATGGGAAGGCATAAGGTAACGACTGTGACTCCAATACAAAAAGAAATCTTTTTGGTAATTGACTCGTTCTGGAGAAAACATGGGTTTGGACCTTCTATTGACGATATTATGTATTTGACTGGCGAGCGTAGTCGGGGCAATGTCAGCCGCAAGATGTGGCGATTAGTCGCATTGGGTATGTGCGTGGGGATTAAAGGGGTTCCACGGTCTATTCGTCCTAAGTACATTCGGGCGCACCACATTGAGTAAATTAGAGGAAATCCTAGCCAGCCTGGGTGAAGGTGAACGTGCCAGCATTATGCAGATGGCACAAGACTTTCAGGACTCTCTGGTCAGAGAAAAAGGGCAAGTGTCCTTTATGGAGTTTGTCAGAGTCATGTGGCCTGGATTTATTTTAGGGCGCCATCATAAGGTGATGGCTAAAAAATTTGAGGAGATAGCCAATGGAAAAACTAAGCGTCTTATTATTAATATGCCTCCCCGCCATACTAAGTCTGAGTTCGCCAGCTATTTACTTCCCGCCTGGTATCTTGGCAAATACCCTAACCGAAAAATTATTCAATGTTCTAGCACAGCCGAACTTGCAGTTGGGTTCGGACGGAAGGTCAGGAACTTAGTAGACGGAGATGTCTATGGAAAGATCTTTCCTAATGTGGCTCTTCGTCACGACAGTAAGGCTGCTGGACGATGGGCTACTAATGCTGATGGCGATTACTTTGCTATTGGTGTGGGCGGTACCGTTACAGGTAAAGGCGCTGATCTGCTCATTATTGACGATCCACACTCGGAACAAGAAGCAGCGTTAGCCGCTTCGGATCCTTCGGTCTACGACAAAATCTTTGAATGGTACGGATCTGGTCCACGCCAGCGTCTCCAGCCTGGAGGGTCTATTGTTATTGTGATGACCCGCTGGTCTAAACGGGATCTGACGGGGCGAGTCCTTCAGTCCATGGTCGAAAGGGACGGGGACGAATGGGAACTTATTAATCTCCCTGCTATCCTGCCTACAGGTCAACCCCTCTGGCCTGAGTTCTGGAGTATGGAAGAATTAGAAAAACTGCGCAATGAACTTCCTATCTCCAAATGGTCAGCCCAGTACCAACAAGACCCAAGCTCAGAAGAAGGCGCCCTTGTCAAACGGGAATGGTGGCAGATCTGGGACAAAGAAAATCCCCCGCAATGTGACTTTGTTATCCAGTCTTGGGATACCGCCTTTACTAAAAACGAGCGTTCAGACTACTCCGCCTGTACGACTTGGGGAGTCTTCTATATGAACGAAGACCCCAATGATGCTAACATTATCTTGCTTGACGCACTTAAAGAACGGCTGGAATTTCCTGAACTGAAGAAACGGGCTATGGAAATGTACCAAGAATGGGAACCCGATGCATTTATTGTGGAAGCAAAAGCCTCTGGTGCTCCCCTTATATTTGAGCTAAGATCCATGGGTATACCAGTACAAGAATTTACACCGACCCGTGGTAATGACAAGATCTCCCGTGTAAACTCTGTAGCAGACATGTTTGCATCAGGAAAAGTATGGGCGCCACGAAAGCGTTGGGCGGAAGAGGTTATTGAAGAGATGGCAGCGTTTCCAAACTCTGACCACGATGACTTGGTTGACTCGTCAACACAAGCGCTATTACGTTTTAGAAAAGGCGGGTTTATCCGACTTCAAAGCGATGAACCAGATGAACCACGGTACTTTAAATCTAAAAGACCAGTCAGTTATTACTAAGGAAAAATTATGGCAATTGAAAAAGCACTCTACGAATTACCCAAAGGTCTTGAGGCAACAGCCATGGAACCCATTGAGATTGAGATCGAAGATCCAGAATCCATCAAAATTGGTATAGATGGCTTAGAGATTAAGATTGAGCCTAAAGAAGAAACTGCCGATGACTTTGACGCCAACCTTGCCGAGTACCTAGACAAAGGGTATTTAACCCAGATGTGCGGTGACCTTCTGGGTGATGTAGAAGGTGACGTTAGTTCCCGTAAAGAATGGATGCAGACGTACACGGACGGGATTGAGCTACTCGGAATGAAGATTGAAGTACGGTCTGAGCCATGGGAAGGCGCTTGCGGTGTCTATCATCCCCTGCTCTCCGAAGCCCTAGTCAAGTTCCAAGCCGAGACAGTGATGGAGACTTTACCTCCAGCGGGTCCAGTAAAAACCGTGGTTGTTGGCAAAGAGACACCAGAGATTATGGCAGCTGCTGATCGTGTTCAAAAAGACATGAACTACCAAATTACTGAGAAGATGCCAGAGTACCGTCCAGAACATGAGCGTATGTGCTGGGGTCTAGGACTCTCAGGTAACGCTTTTAAGAAAGTCTACTTTGACCCATCCTTAAACCGCCAAGTTGCTTTGTTTGTACCAGCCGAAGACTTAATTGTTCCGTATGGCGCATCCGATCTTCAAAGCGCAGACCGTGTTACCCACGTCATGCGCAAGACCGAGAACGAGTTACGTAAGCTGCAGGTTGCAGGATTCTACCGAGATGTAGACCTTGGCGATCCAGTTAACTCGTTTGATGACGTAGAAAAGAAAATTGCTCAAAAGATGGGATTCCAAGCCACAACGGATGACCGCTATAAACTACTTGAAATCCAAGTAAACCTTGATATTGAAGGCTTTGAAGACAAAGACGAAGACGATGAACCTACTGGCATCGCCCTTCCCTATATTGTCACTGTCGAAAAGGGAACGCAAACAGTATTAGCGATCCGTAGAAACTGGAGACCTGAAGATGAAACCAAACAAAAACGCAATCACTTCGTTCATTACGGCTACGTGCCTGGCTTTGGCTTTTATTGTTTTGGTCTCATTCATCTTGTGGGCGCCTTTGCAAAGTCTGGAACGTCTATTATTAGGCAGCTGGTCGATGCTGGAACGCTTTCAAACTTGCCAGGTGGCTTTAAAGCCCGTGGACTGCGCATCAAAGGCGATGACACCCCAATCAGCCCTGGAGAGTTCCGAGACGTTGACGTCCCAAGTGGAGTCCTTAAAGACAACATTCTGCCATTACCGTATAAGGAACCCTCACAAGTCTTATATAGTCTGCTTGGCACAATTGTAGAAGAAGGTCGCCGTTTTGCCTCGGCATCCGATATGAAGATTGCCGACATGTCAGCCAACACCCCCGTTGGTACGACACTGGCTATCCTAGAACGTACCCTTAAGGTTATGTCTGCGGTTCAGGCTCGTGTTCACTATTCAATGAAGCAAGAGCTAAAGCTCTTAAAAGACATTATTCGGGACTACACCCCTGATGAATATAACTACACGCCTGACGTTGGCAATCGTTTTGCTAAACAAGAAGACTACGACAACTGTGACGTAATCCCTGTAAGCGATCCTAATGCCGCTACCATGAGCCAGAAAGTGGTTCAATATCAAGCCGTCTTGCAACTTGCCCAGCAAGCTCCGCAGCTGTACGACTTAGGTCAATTGCACCGCCAGATGCTGGAAGTCTTGGGAATTAAGAATGCTAAGAAGCTGGTTAAGATCGAAGACGATCAGATGCCAGAGGATCCTGTAACGGAAAACATGAACATTATGAACATGAAACCCGTTAAGGCGTTCTTGTATCAAGACCATCAAGCGCACATTCAGGTGCATATGAACGCCATGCAAGACCCTAAACTGGCTCAGTTAATTGGTCAAAACCCACAGGCTCAGGCAATTGGTGCGGCGGCGATGGCGCATATACAACAACATTTAGCCTTTGAGTACCGCAAGCAAATGGAAGAAATGATGGGCGTTCCATTACCTTCTGGCGAAGAGGAAAACGATGAAGGTATGCCAAAAGACATGGAAGTACAAATATCTAGAATGGCAGCACAGGCTTCTGATCAGTTGTTAAATCGCAACAAAACCGAAGTGGCTGCACAACAAGCCCAACAAGCAGCCCAAGATCCAGTCATTCAAATGCAAGCCAAGGAACTTGAACTCAAACAGCAAGAGGAACAACGAAAAATGCAGAAAGATCAATCTGATGCAGCTGCCAAAGCAGCCCAACTTCAGATTGAGAAGGAAAGAATTGCTTCACAAGAGCGTATAGCCCAAGCTAATCTAATGTCCAAACAACAAAAAGACAAGCAAGAGCTAGAACTCAAAGCAATGCAAGCAGTAGCCAGTGTTAATAAACCTCAAACAGGGAAAAGATAGTGGATCAAAATTTAGATTACCTCTTAAGAGAGTACAAAGAACGCATTGATATGCTCCAAAAAGCTATTTCTGCGGGAAATTGCACCAATTTTGAGGAGTATAAGTCAGCATGTGGGCAGATTCGAGGTCTTGAGTCCGCATGTTTAACCATTACAGACCTCAAACATAGAATGGAGAACTCGGATGAGTGATACAACGATACTGATTGGCTCAAATCCCAATCAGCCACAAGTTGTAGGAGCAGTAAACCTTAGTTCAAGTAACGAAGAAAAGGCAAAAGTCCTTCC